CCCAGTGCTTGATGTCATTGTCAATGTCCTTGGTTTCACGAACCAGGGCTACAACTCATTCACTGACACAAAGATTCTTGCGCAGATGATTGAAGACCTTCGTGTGATGATTAAGACGTACTCACCCAGTCTTATTGAGACGACAGACACACGTCGTAGGATAGATTTTGACCCATTCACGATATTAAAGCCGAATGACACAACTCCATCAATCTTGAACTCGTTCGATGCTTCAACGTTAGCGTCAAGAACATCTGCTGACCTCGCCTCAATACTTGATAGGTCTAGTGTTGAGCTGTTTAACAATAGCATTAGACAGTTTTCTAATCTTGATGAAAGGATACGAATGATTTTCGCTGTCCTTTCCAAAGAACTGCGTATCTCAGCCGGTCTAAGCGAACCAAGAGTTCGTTCGACGATAGAGCAAACGTTTGGTATCGACAGAACGCAAATCGATAGAAACATCTTTGATAGAATCATCGGTGAGCCGGGTGCGACAATTTTTGATGCACCGAGCGGCCAACCGAATTCAATCGCTAGCCTTATTTTGAATGCTCCACAAAATGTAGCATCCAATCGAATCGTGCTTCCATTTGAAAGCAATTTCATCAAAAGGTCGCTTGTCCAGGTCATTCCTGGGCAGAAGTTTTACGTTGATTCAATCACGAAAGGAACGAAGAAGCTTGATGCAACACCACTTAACAATTATGCAACAGCGTTCGGACAGGCAACACAGTCGTTAGCAGTCATCATTGAGGCGACGCTTGATGTCAATGCAGTCAATTCAGACAGCCTGGGCCTGAATGCAGCGACGTTGCTTGACCGTTTCTTACGCTTGATGCATTCTGTGGTTGACGAGATATCAACAAGAAGCCCTGGTCCTGAGGCATTTTACACTGACCTACATCCTGCTGATAAGAGAGACACATTCACGCCAGCGCTATTGCATGCAGCAGCAGATGACCCGCTTCTTAAGCATATGCTTGTTCTATACATCATGCATGCAGGTATGACTGCTGACCACAGACCGGGTGTTTCTCGTGGCCTGTTTCGTTCAATGGCACAGGCAACACAGCTGATTGGCGGCGCTAAAGATGCATCAGGAAACCCGATTGACCCAACGACAAACATCACTACAGCAATCATCAACGTGCTACAGAGCGTTGATAACAATCCGTTGAGTGCATACGGCGTCGCACAACGTGGAAATGACGTAGAGAGGCTTCTGACAATCGCAAACAGACTTGTGAATAACACGATTCCCGTCAATCAGGCAAGCGGTTTTGACATCATCTGTGCAGCGATGACGGCTCGGTTACTTGACCTACAGGCAACGGGGAACAGACCGTTAAGCTATAACCACGGAAATGAGCTATACGATGATATCAGTGAGTATCGTATCTTTGATAAGTTATCGAATCTTGGCGACACCGACCCAGCTTTCATATTAAGAAACATGATTGATTTTATCAGCTCTATAGATAGAGCTGCTAGAAATGCAGTGTCTGGGGGCGCATCATCTGCGACTGCACCAGATTATTTCTCTGATATCATCGCAGGAACTACACGACTGAACGGTATCGGCGCACATACGATAATCCTGATGGTGGTTGAGCTTTTCACATCATTCTTTAAGATGTTTCCTGTCGCAACATTCAGAGGTGCAGACACGGTTGCTGGAAGAAGTGGAAAGGTGTTCAGCGTCCTAAGAGATGATGAGCTTGTTGGCGTTCTTAAGGAAGCGTTGGGTAGGTTATTGCCATCACCCGGTCTAAATCGCTCAAGCGGTCCGAATATCCTGATACAGCTAACTGGCACAACACACCAAGACCGTGAGGCACGTGTTCAGGATATCGTCAGTCGTTTTTCGTCGATGGAGACGAGGTTTGGTGCAGAGGACGCAACGATTAAGAAGATAACAAGCGTTTTGTTAGCAATCGGCAACAGCGTTAAGATGGAGGGTGAAGCAGTAGCACGTTTTTTTGACCCGCGTGGCCCAAATGCATCACAGCTTGCGAAGGTGTTAGCGTCATCAGATGCAAATGAAAAGCTAGCGGCGCTTGACTCTGCACAGGTTGCGTTAGCAAGGAACACGCTTGCAGAGCATCGTGCTGCACGCACGGCAGGTTCAGCTGCCGCGTTCGGTTCAACGACAGCGTCAGACACGTCGACGTCTCCGTTCATAGATGACACGGTCATTCCTGCGTCTGTTCGTTCTGCGTTGTTCTCAATGTTGCGGTCATCGAAGTTCATATCACCCGGTGCGAACAACATCCGTCTGTTATCAGTTGGGCTTCCTGCTGGGTTCTCTGATGCGTTGCGCTCACAGAATAGCTCATTCTTTGCAGGTCAAGACCTGTCAGAGCTAGCAAAAAAACAGAAGCTTCAAAGCGATGTCATCCGCGTCAATGTGTATATGAAAGACCTTCTGTTCGATGATGTTGTGTTTAAGCCTCAGACTTTCGTTTTTCAAACGGGTCGATTCGTCGCTGCATCTGATTTTGGTGATGTAAGACAGAATGATACACGAACGTTTGAGACGCTTGTTAATGAAGCCATCCAGACAAGGGCACTCACAGCAGATGGAACAAAGTTCAATATTGAGAAGGGCCCGTCGACTGCCACAGATGTTAGCTATCGTGGCGTTATAAGTGATGTTGAACGCTCACAGCTTGCATCAAATCACATCAAGAGCTATCTCATACGTGTTTATTTGAGATTATTGACGGGCGTAGATTTGTCTGAGGACGGCTTCTACGTGAATGATGATGTTGCAGATGTTCGCGTCGACCAGCAAACGCTCGGTGATTTTAAGAAGCTCATCGAGGCGCGCGTTTCACGTTTTATCGGAAGAAAAGTATCATTGGATGAGCTTCGAAGGTCAAACACTGACGTCGATGACCTTCTGCAGAGGATATCGGGCGACTCAATCACGACAGCAACGATAGACTCACTCGGAAAGGTGTTTGAAGATGCAAGTAAGTCGATAAACATCGAGATAGGTGAGGACCTCTTGACGTTCGTTAAAACGTTCGGTGTTAATTCTATCTTGTTCGGTGCTGGTGCCAGAAGGTCAAGGGTCGTGTCTCCGAAGCTATTTGAGCGTATCTTCACGATACCGATAGACCCTGATGATTTTGAGATTGATAGACAGTTGACGTTATCTACGCAGTCTGGGCGTGCATTCATGAACTCACAGCTGACGACCAGTCTGCTTCGGCCGTTTGAGCGTGGAATTTCATCAACTGGTGCTGTGGGATTCAATCAGACGCGCCGTAGGGAGCTTGGTGATATATCATTGCAGCAGTTCTTCGTTGCGATAGAACCGCTACCGATTGTATCTGCGACGTCTGTCGTATCGGTGCCAAGAGGAAGCAGCTCAACGCAAACACAATCTGGCGGATTCCCTGCAACACCATCAGGTGCTCCTGCAGGTCCAATTCCAGCATCTGGTCAGACACATGCAACATCACAACCGAATGCTGTCTCTGCGGGTCTAAGCAAGGGTAGAATAATATGAGCATTTCAAAACCGTCAAAGCGAGTCTCTGTCGCCGATGTCCCAGAGGTGTCGGGTTTCAATGCAAGGTTCGTTTACGGGTTTTTTACTCCAGATGAAAGCACAAACGATGCGGGCCTCGGTGTCATCCAGGCAGATGCATCATCAATCGACGGTATAACGCATCACGCTCCTCGATTCGTTCGTTTTACGTTTGCGCGGACGATAGTGCAGAATAGCCCAAATGGAAATGAGTTCATGGGTAATCCTGACGGTTCTGGGCGCCAGAATGCAATCTCTATAAGCGATAATCTATCGCAGATTCAATTTGAGTCTGATTTCTCGAGCAATGAGTATCTTGGTTTTGAGTTTCAGGACAACAGCGTCGATAAAAAGCTTTTTACTCTTGTTTCTGGGTCATTAGCAAAGCAGGTCTCTGCAAAGAATAGGGCTGTGCAGGCAGGCATCGATAGGAATAGACAGACGATACTAGACACACTGACTGATGAGCATTCGTTGATGGATGCAGCTAGAGCCATGGCCTCAGAGACGAATGATAACATCAGTAATGACGTCATCATCAACGCACTGAACCAATTAGATACGTTGAAGATGTCATTCATCGATGATGCAACGCACCAAGAACTCACCGATGATGCTTTCGTCAGAATCCGTGATGTCAGCGTCAGGGGTCAATTGTTGGGTAGAGTTGCGGGCAGGGTCATTAAAAACATCGTGAATGACCCAATGAGCACATTTTCTGATGAGCTTGTTGCATCACAGTATAAGGCACTCACAGCGCAGGCAAACGCACTCAGTCGTCATAACCCAAACATAATTAACGCAACGGAGTTTGAGCCAAGATTTCGCGCTATCACAACGCAACATATTGACACACATGATGCTCCATCATCAACACGCGTCATCGGATACATCATCGAGAAGCATGAGATTCTATCTAACGGGCAGCTAAGACAGCACCCACCGATTGTCATCGAAAGCCCATCGGTGGGTGTCGCTGTGGATGACCGCGTTGCATACGGTAGGACGTACGTGTATGCGATAAGGACGGTTGCACAGCTGAATGTTCGATTGTCTGTCGAGGATTCACAAGACATCGTCATCGGTGCTGGCCTTGTCGCATCTAGACGCTCCTCGCGGGCAGTCGTGAAGTGCGTTGAGAACGTTCCTCCACCACCTCCTGCTGATTTCAACATCATATGGGATTACACACATGATGCACTTCGATTAATGTGGAGCTTTCCACCGAACACACAGCGTGATATCAAGGCATTTCAGGTATTCAAGCGCTCGTCAATCGATGAGCCATTCACCCTTATACAACACATCGATTTTGATGATTCAGAGATTAGAACAAAAAGTCATGAGACGCCAGATGCAGGAGCTGTGAAGCACTTCCAGTCTCCTGTTCTCACGTATCTTGATGGAGGGTTCGGACGCACATCTCGTGCGATATACACGCTGTGCAGCATAGATGCACATGGTCTTTCATCAAACTATGGAATGCAGTTCAACGTGTGGTTTGATGAAGCGAAGAACCACGTCGTAAAAGCATTGACGTCATCATCAGGTGCGCCCAAATCATACCCAAACATGTATCTTAACCAGGACATGTTCAATGACCTCATGAGGACGTCAGGACACACGCGATGTCGTGTCATCTTTGACCCAGAGCTGCTGCGCCTAGATGATAAACAGGGCAATGACATGAAGCTGATGACGCTGAACAACATCGACGGCGGGAAGTACCAACTCCAACTGACAAACATCGATATGATGCAGCAGGAGATTGTCGATATAACGATAGACGATACACGTACGAATGTTTCTAGGTAATGTATTGTGTTATAAGATTGATGATATAGGATGTTGCATGTTCGTTTATTTAATTGAAAATACGTTGAATGGAAAAAGGTATGTTGGAAAAACGTATAGAGCACTTGAGATAAGATGGAAAGAACATGTTAACGGTAGTATCGGCAAAAGCATGACAGCCATCTGCTGTGCTATTAGAAAATATGGTGTCGATAATTTCAAAATATCTGTGCTACAAGAGACAGATGATTATGATGAACTGAATATGCTTGAGACGCTTTGGATTAAAAAGCTTAACTCGTTGGCATCAAATGGGCATGGTTATAACCTAACACTTGGTGGTGAGGGTGCACATGGATATACACACACAGTTGAAGCTAAAAAGAAGATATCTGACAGGCATAAGGGTAAATCAGTATCAGATGCAACAAGAGCTTTGATACGAGAGGCGCAGATTAAAGCACACAAAAATCCTACGAATGAAATGTTAATAGCAAATGAAGAGCATTCAAAAAAGATGAAGGGTAAGGGCAATCCATTTTATGGAAAGAGTTGGGGTCGTACAGGCCCACTAAAAGAAGCGACAAAGCTTAAATTGTCGATTGCACACACGGGTAAAGTTCTTAGTGAGAATCATAAAAAAAACATTGGCATGAGTGTTAAAAGATACTTCGCTAAAAATGATGGACCAAATAAGGGTGTGCGGTGGCCAGTTGTGTGTCTAGACAATGATGGCACCATCATTAACGTTTTTAGTAATTTTGCTGAGGCTTCGATGTACCTCAATATAGGTGTAAAATTATTACGCTCTTATGTTAGAAGTGGCACCATGATTCATGGTATGCGTATATGTAAGTTACATAAGCACTCAAAGGATGAGTTTGATGCTTTAAAAAAGACTGTGGCTTTGGTAATTAATAAAGGAAATCAATAACATGGGGTTCTTATCGCATGAAACAAATAATCTAATATTAGACGCTGTCCTCACGGACGTGGGTAGACAGTTCTTGTCAAGGAATGACGGTTCGTTCTCTGTCATTAAGTTTGCGCTTGCAGATGATGAGGTCGATTACTCAACAATCCAAAAGTTCGGTAGGACAGTAGGAAAAGAGAAGATTGAGAAGCTGACGCCAGTCTTCGAGGCAATCACAAACCAGACGCTTGCGCAGAAGTTCAAGCTAGTGTCATTGTCGAACCCAAATCTAATCAGGTTTCCAACTCTAGAACTCGTCGGTGGTTCAACATCAATCACACTCGGTCGCACGACGACACGCCAGTCGCGACAAATCATACAGCAGACAATCCAGAATGAGAACACGATAGATGCCGAGCTCCGCGACCAATCATTTGAGATTAGCCTATCGAACCTGTTTCTTCAGATAAGTGGAAACTCACCCGATAACATCGACGGCCAACAACGCGCCCGGTATCTCATTCCACGTGATAGCTCATCAACTGCTCTCGGTGGCTCACAGCTTACATTCACCCTAGAGCTGAAGTCAATAACTGACGCACAGTTCACTATATTCGGGACCACTCAGGACAAAACTCAGATCCGTACATACGTCAAGGTCAGCGGCCTCAACTCTGGTTGCGTCAAAGAGTTTGAAGTCCTGATATCGAAGACCGGTTGATGTCAGATACATCTCAGCGGCTACACGTGATATAATCTAATGCATGTCGGTGCATGGTATCATTTACTGCATAAAGAACTTAGTCAATGAAAAGATGTACGTTGGCCAGACGATTAAGTCAAAGAGAACCACAACATTCGGTGGATATCTTTGGCGATATGATGGTGATATCGTTAACGATGATGAAATTTTTAGGGCATCAATTAGTACTCGTATAGGTGGCCTTTTTGGAAAACACATTATGTTAGTTTCTTCTGAAGGACAAGAGCTCAGGCGGTTCATTTCCTGTGCTCAAGCAGCCAGAGAGCTTGGGTTGAAACAGCATCAGGTAGCACGATGTGTGAGTGGTCGTCTTAAAAATGTCAGTGGGTTCATATTTAGGGTTGCAGATGAGGTGTAAAAGATGAGTGTTTTTAAAGAGCTTCGGCAGTCAGACGTTAAGACTGCGCGGTCGTTTTTGTCGCAGTTGGTCGATGTCGTGGCAGAAGATGTGTCGGGTTCTACAACCAGAAAGAGGCACTTGTCATTTATCACCGGTGGTGTTGGGCCAGGAGTAACGAGTTCGCTCTTTCAGACTATCTACGACCAAGATTTTAGTCTCCAAACTGCGAACGCAATGATGGACATGACAGTTGGACTGTTCTATTCAAGCTCAATCGTTCAGAACATCAAGACAGGTGAGGACAGCGCAGGAAAGCTGTTGTTTCCCTCGACGTCGTTGATGATGCGTGAAAAGATTGACGTCTATCGACAATTCGCACAGACGCTGCTCGGTGATGCGACTGAGCAGTTTGTTGCTCCTCTTGATTCGACGACGACATCAAATAACATCAACGCTGCGCTCTTCATATGCTTCAAGAGACTGTTCCATCGTGATGGCATCAAGCGTGAGACATTCGCGATGCGGTGGTACCAATCGGCATCTAACCCTGACCCTGCACAGAGCCTTGCGCCGAACCTAAATCTAACGACAGAGTCGGGTTCGTCAATCTACACAGATGTCGGAAGCTCAACGAACAAGGTCGTTGCATTCGGCGGTCAGGTGTCTAACATCGTCGATTCATCGAACACTAGCCGCACCGTCGGTCTGATGTTCAATGATAGGGGTGTCGCAGTCCTAGACCTCTCAAAGATTATATCGGGTTCCCAGCACGTGTCGGGTGTCATCGATGCGATGAATGGGACAGGAGGGTTTCCGCAGGCGGGCCAGATATGCATCGGTGGCCCGGCCGAGCTCAGTGGTAATCCAAATGCGACGTTCATACCCGATTTCATGACGTCTGCATCGATTGATAACATCCTTGACCACTTTGCATCGACACGCTTCAGCTCTGGTTCAACGACAGCGATAACGTTTCAAAACACGACGAACATCAACTCAACGTTGTTCTTCTGTAGGGCGACCGCTGATGAGTTCAACTACTCGTCGAACCCGACATTCGTTGATAGCGATAATCGCATAGTCGTAATAGATGAAGGAGCCGAAGATTCTCAAAGAACGTTTACGTTCGTCACGAGTATCGGCCTGTATGATGCAAATGACAATCTGCTAGCAGTAGCGAAGCTTTCACGTCCCGTAGAAAAGCAAGACGAGAAAGATGTAACATTTCGGTTAAGGCTAGATTATTAATAATTTAAGTTGAATTTATTGTTGTAAAATAAACACTTACATGATTTAATAGCATATTTGTTCGATATATTGACATAATGCTGTTAAGTCTTATTTGTTGACAATACATGCTGTATACATGTACCATTATAAGTGGCTAGCTGTTTGTGCATACAGTGTGGTGCTTCATTCATAGGAAAGCAGAATAGAAAGTTTTGTACTCAAACATGCATGGGTCTTTCATACACACGACGTAAGTTCAAGAACATAGTCTGCTATTGTTGTGGTGAGACATTTAGCATCCCTAATTCATCTAAAAAGAAACATTGCACCGACAGCTGTTACAACGCTAAACGATGGGCGATGTCGAAATTCATGAAGCTGTCTCATGATACAAAGAAATGCTTCAACTGTGAGCTTGACATGCCAGATGACAGGCTTTTTTGCGATACATCATGTGTATCTGAGTTTAATAGCAAGATGCATGCATTGATGGTGCAAAAATGTGAGTGGTGTAACGAAGCGTTCACTGTTTCTAGCATCAGATACTCTGGACAGCGTTTCTGTTGTGATGAACACATGAGACTTTCACGACGAAGCGGAGAGTCGTCGATAGTTCAAAAGCGATGTAAGAACTGTCATAAAGAGATGAACATCATTTTTAAGAATAGAAAACAGAGATTTTGTAGCCTAAGCTGTAAGCAGTCTGGTGTTTTTAATCCTCTTTACGGTCGTCACGCTGGTTCTGATGAGCGCGCCACTCTACGGGGACAAAATGTCTCAAAAGGCCTGACAAAAAGCATTGTATCTGGGTCATTGAGACCAAGCAATCACAAGCATGATTCAGGCATGTATGATAGCATAAAAATGGGTCAAATATGGTATCGCTCATCATATGAAAAGAAAGCATATGAAATCCTAGATGCTGATGATGCTGTCGCCAGCTTTAACAAGGAGCCGTTTTCAATCATGTATGAGTTTGATAAAAAAGTAAAGAGGTACGTGCCAGATATCATCATCAACTATCATGATGGCTCAAAAAAACTTATTGAAGTCAAACCAGCTGGTATGGTTGGATTGCCCCAGAACATCGCAAAACGTGAAGCTGCTATCAAATTTTGTTCAGGCTCGGGAATTATGTTTGAATGTTGGACTGAAATGGAGCTAGGAATATGACAAATACATACGATGAAGCGCGTGATGACATCGACATCAGGCTATTGAGGCTCGTTCAGGCTCTTGAAGACATTCCGTGCATATATCCCACAACAGCATTCATCGATGATGCATTGTTCGTCGTTGATTTTAAGCTTCTTCCTGATGATGAGGGTGGGACGCAGCTGTCGTTCGCCGCACTAAACATGCTGACGGCAATCTCAGAAAGGGTGATGACATCTCATCCATGTGATATATGCATCATGACATGTCGTGATGATGACACGCTTGGGTTTAAGATTGAGGGGAGCGATGTGAAGCCAGATATTTTGGCAGATGAGCTCATTGCTGAGATGATGATACTTCGACTTGAGAATGAGCAGCCAGCTGACACGAACTGACTACGATAGCTTCTTGCCCCTTAGGTCGCTTGGCACGGGTCGCGTTGCTTTTTGTTGAATCGGCTTTTGCACCTGCTGTGCTACATTTGGCCTTGCGCTTGTTGCTTGCATAAGCTGACGATTGCTGATGTTGTATCTTTTACCAAGCTTTGGAGACCTGACGATTGACATGATGCCATCACCAGATGCAAAGATAAGAACGT